GAATTTAACGTAAAATCTACAAGATCAGGATAATTGACACCATTGATATTAATTGATGGGTTACTATAATTAGTTCCAGCCGCAGTTACTTCAAATGATGTGATCATCCCAGGCTTTGCAGTACTCTGAACTTCATACTGTTTTATTTCATTACCAGTAGAATTTGAATCTGTGGCTAAGATACGATCAATGGGCATATGATCATTAGTCATAAATAAAGTAGCATCTAGGGCACTAATAGTATAAAGAAACTTCCATACATAACCATCAGAAGTTTCAAATGGATCATTATTAGAACCTGTGGGTTGAACTGTCGAAGCTACCGCTGACCCAGTTGCGTCAGTTCCTTGTCTTAAGCAAATATAAACATCATTATTATTATTTACAACATAGAAAAAATCTGAACCGTAGTCAGATAAATCTTTTTTGTCGTCATATGCAACATATGTGGATCCAGCACTCCAAGATTTACGAGGAACAACTAATGCAGCTGCTGCAATCCTATGAATAGATTGAAGACCGTTTCGGAATTCGTTTTGAATCCTAATATTATCTTTAGCTGTTGGTGCTGAATCTACAGCATTCCATGGATTAGATCGAGACACGCCAATATAATAGTTCTCTGTAGTATTATTAATACTACGAATGGTCCCAATCATGAGTTCCTTCTTAAAGTTTTGTGTTACAATTGTCGACATGCTCTACCTATTAAATTATTGCGTCTTTTAAATATGAAATATTCTTGTTTTTTAATTCTTGAATAGTCACATTTCTCATACTTTGGTTGTCACCATAATTAAAACTATTTATATCAAAAACTGCATTAGAATCATACTTAATCCACTCATATATACTGTTAAATTTATGTGAAAGATTAAATTTTACACTAATAGAACCGGATCCAGTCTTTTTAATGTTTATATCTAACATACCATATGAATCAAGAATATCATCAACTCTTAATACTGGAGCTGAGGCTGATACAACGGCAGTAGAATGATTAGCAGCATCTGTACCTCCACCAATACAGAAATAGTCTCCACCAAAAGAATCCCCTAAACCAGGCAAAGCTATATCAAGCTTTGTAGACGAATAATTGCCCGTTAAATACATTCTTGAAATATATGTTTTACTATCGCCTCTTGTAATTTGAGCAAGAGTTTTATTTAATTCTGAAGGAATATTTATTTGAATTAAAGTTGATGATGTACTTGGTGTTTGTGTATTTAATGTTTTAATTGTTGCCGGAGAAGCTTCAAATATAGTATATGGCTCCCCTGGTACTTCCGTAAGGCTTGGTTGATAATTACTATCTTCACTTTCGAGTGTTGGTGATAAATCAATAGCAGTAACATGTATTTCTTTATTACTATACAATCCAGCATCTACAGAATTTTTAACAGAAAGACCCGGTCCTTCTAATGCTCTGCCATAACTATCTTCAATAAACCACCCCTCACTATCGGCATAGTCTAGTATATTTGAATATTGAAATCTTCTAGTATTTGATCCACATACATATTCTTTATGTCCATCCATGATAAGAATATCACTATTGCCCATATCAGTTTTACTAATAATACGAGCATCTATAGCCAACTTTGGTAAAGCACTATCGGTTTCAACTCTTAAATTTAGTGGAGTTGCATCTGAAAGAATACCAACAGGCTTATATATTGGATTAGTATAAAGCTGTGCTTCAGCATGTAAATAAAATCCAGCAGGATGTACAAACTTTTTATATAATTGTTCCCAGTCTTTTAATGGTACTGTGGTCTTTATAAGATGAGATAATACCTGATGTAATCTACCATCTTGCATCTTCTTAGATGATTTAGGTCCAAGTATTGATAATGGATCATCTAAAGTAAAAATTTTATCTTTTGGGTATTCAACTTCTGCTGATGTATCAAAAAATCCTCTAAAGAAACCTTCAGCAGAATAAAGAGAACCTTTCACTCTAAAAAATTTAGCAAGGTTCTTTAGTATTTCTCTTGGATTTGAAACAAACTCTGAAGATAAACTAAGACCAATTTCATCAAATAGATGATCAAGATATTTTAAATCTGTTTTTCCAATATCTCTTATTTCATATAAGTCTTTTATTGTATTGCCAAAATTACCATCACTATCTAAAGCGTCATAGTAAGTTTCTAAAAACTGAATGAGATTAGGATAATCAGCAGCAAAATATTCTGGAAGAATATCCCTTACATAGTCTGCTCTAAGTGATAAATTATTTCTATCTTCAGACATCGTATTACAACGCTACCTTTGTATTTTGCTCATTCTTTAATGGTTGCATTCTTAATTTTGCAGTATCCAATCTTAGTACATAATTCCTTAGAGGTGAAATCATACTCTGATCAAGCGGAGTTGAACTAAATGTGATATATGTAGTTCCAGTTGATATCGAAACTGGAGCAAAACCGTTAAGATTTACACTACCTTTTTGATAATCATAACTACCAATATCTTCTACGATTATAGATCCCGTAGTTGATACAACCTGTAATATATTTGAGTTTAATTTATTTTTAACAGTGCAACGAACTGCATCATCACCATAAGTAAACATTGAAGATTCAATACTATAGTCTTGAGCTTCAGCAGGAATTAACATTACTGGAAAATATATATTATAATTTTTAGGAGAACCAACAGTTATATTTACTCTTTGCTGAATCTTAAGATCCATCTTTGCAGAAAGTATGGCTCTATTTAAATCACTTACTTCGGTCAATACTTCTGATCTACTAAAAGATGAATTAAAATTATTTAAAGTATTTGTAAAATATTCTTTTAAAAAATTTGTAATAGTTGTTTGGATAGCAGAACCTGTATCATTAGTTAAACTAGGATCATAATTAAAATTACCCGTTATTTCTAAATATGTTTCTTCAGGAGTTACATATTTATTTGAAATTGACATAACAGAAAGTTGGTTTGTAAAGTTAGTTTCAATACTATTTTGTGTTGCAGTTTTTACTGCATCTGATGTTCCATCTTGATATTGAAGACTAATATATACCTTACCATAATCAATAGGGACATTATCTTCTCCACCCCATACTGCAACATCTTTTATAACAGGAAAGTTAGATAAAATCATTGCTCTGTAATCTGCAGATGTTACTAGTCTCTTCTGAGCTGCAAATTGAAGTGGTGCTAATTTACGAATGGATTCTATTGTTTCTTTTTCATAGCCTTCTGTAGAAGATTTTTGTGTTTGAATGTTAACAGGATAGTTTACATCATTTAAAACATAACTATTTGCACTTTTAAAACCAGTACATCCATTTGCATCAGTTCCTCTTGAAGAAAAATATCTGACTACAACTTTACTGCCAACTGCAGGAGATTTACCGAAACTCTTACCATCACCAAAATTAATCTCATAGTATCCGTTTGGCGATTCTTTTATATCAAAGAATGCAGTAGTTGAGTCCACAGTAAGTGCAGTATCTAAGAAATAATATGAAGTAAATTTTGTAGATGTTGGTGTATCATAAACATTTACTGTTATTTTTCCGGTATCAAGAGATTCATCTGGTATAACGTATATTTGATTTTCTGCTGTATCATCAACAATAAAAGTTTTTGTTTTAAACTCGCCTTGAAAAACTTTAATATCCGAATCTCCATTTGCATCAGAAAATCTATACAGTCCATTTCCATCATCCTCTGCGCTGTAATTTTTATCTGTTATAAATTTAAAGGTTTCAGATTCATTAGATGCATTAAATTCCCATCCAGAATTTAAAGTTATTGAAGATGGTCGATTTGCAACGCCGGAAAGATTAACATATAGCGTGAGTGAAGAAGATGATGGGGTTCTTGATCTTGGTCTATAACCAAGAGCTTCGGCATGTGATACAACTGATGATCTTAATTGCGCAGTATTTAAAAATGCTTCATTAGTTGCAAAGTTTGCGGTAAGCCCATTAAAGTGTGTATTGTAAGCTAAAACATCTAATACATTAGATAAGCCAGATGCTTCAAAGTTATAGTCAGAAAATTCTGGTTGCTGTGCAAAATAAGTTTTTAAACTATTTCTTATAGCATCAAAATCTAAAGCTGTTGATGTAATATTTGTGGCCATTATCTCAACCTCGAAATTTCTGTTTCTAGTGTAATTGTTTCATTTGTACTTAATATAACAAAAGTTATTGATACGTCAAGAGAATTTGCATAGTCTCTATATGAAGTGGATACGTCTATTACTTCAGCTCTTGGTTCATAATTTTCTATTGCTAATTTTATTCTTTGCTCTACTTCAAAATCTAAAAACTGATCACCAAGTTCAAACAGCATATCTCTAATACTTCCACCAAAGAAAGGTACAAAAGGTTTTTCATAGTGATTTGTAAGAATTAAATTCTTAACAGCTTGTTTTACCGCATTAGCGTCAGTCTTTTTAAATATATCACCATTCTTTTTCTTTTTAAATGCTAAATCAATATCCGAATATGTCCTACTGCTTGAAGCAACTATTTTTACTCCAGCATCTAATTTTCTATCTTCAATTGATAACGATCTTGATGGCATATTTTTCTCTTATTTTATTGTATTATTTATAATGTTTTTAAGGTAATACTTCGATTAAGTCTGTTGTTGTCTGTAATGTACCGTTATAAACTGTTTTAATATTTTTATTAAAAAATGCAGTATAATTTTCTGGTATGGTCGGCATACCAACACCTACCTGAGAGTGTAAAGATCCATCAGTGTTATAATTATCGTAGTACATAATTAAATTTTCATAATTAGTATTATCTTTTAAATATACAGCAAAATCAAAAGATTTACTATTAGAAATTTGACCAGTAAATGAGTCATAGACTTCATATACAACAAACTTGCCATCTTTAGCGGATTCTTTAATACCTCCGGGAGTCAAACTTTCTTCAGGTCCGGGTTTATATAAGCCTTCAACAACTACTAAGTTATACCCTTGAAATTGATCAAGCTGATAAAATAAATTAATTATCTCAGACTGAGGATATAAATTCCTTGCTATATTTTTTCTTTGTTCTGCGCTAGTTGTATGATTTAAATTTATGGGGTCTTTAGCTCCAGCTATAAACTTAGAAATAGGAATACCACTTCCAAGATTAGTTCCCATAGTAATATCACTTTGTTTATTAGGATCATACTTAGAATCAACGGGTATAGTTCTTTCTACTCCACGAGATGAAGACTCTCTAAGTGTATATTTTTTACTTAGGGCTTCTTCCCTTCTTGAACCTATTGGTGTATAGCCAGTTCTTGCTGTTTGATTTATACCTTTTATTCTGCCAATTTTTTCTGGTGCCACAGAAGCAAATTCAGAATTAAGTGATTCATTTGCAACTTGGCTTTCCAAAAATTTATTATTTTTTAGATTAG